TCATCAGGTGGGTCTTCTTTCTCTATAGATGATGGAAGTGTCGGTGATGACGGGACAATTCATCCCGAGCAAATAAGAATAACGACTTCTTCAGGTGCTGGAGTTATATTAGATGGCGGAAACGATTTTATTTACGTTGTTAATAGTTCTGGTTCTGGATGGGTAGAGATTGGAGCAAGTGGCGAAGTTATGGTATACGCAGAGGGCTCGTTAAATATGAGAACCGAGAAAGACTTCAATGTTAGAGCAGACAAAAATATAAATCTTGAAGCAAAAGAAAACATTAATATTAAGAGTATTGAAGGCAACACTAAAGTTAATTCAGACAAAGAAATACATCTAAGAAGTAAAGGTAATACAATGTTGCAAACTGAAGCAACTCTTAATGTAAATGTTGGAGTTAATGGTTTTGTAACAACTGGTGGTAAATTACACTTGAATGGTCCAACTGCACCAGAGTCAGAACTTATTTTAGTTACAGAACATCCAGATATGCAAGATTTAGCATGTACAATAGTTAAAGATACTATTGTATCTGAAATGCCAACACACGAACCTTTTGTTAGACCTCATTCTAAAAAATTATCAACAAGCCAATTTGCAATAGATTCTGCTAGTAAAGATGGCAAAGATAAAGCGGGAATAAAATAATGATATACGATAAACGTCCAGGCTCACTACTAAATTACATTCAGTTACCATTGCATGTTATAACTGAGAATGGAACATTCTTGGGAACAGGCTATGATGAAAATGATAAACCTACATACATACTATCACATGTAAAAGTAAATTTAGAAAACGTAAAAGATTTAACATTCTCGACAATGAGCAAAGATGCAATTATATTAGATAATAAACCTACACTCACAGTTGAAAATAACGTAGTTGGTTATAATTATAAAATATCTGATACTGAAACAAATTATGGTTATATTACAGTTGCATCTACCCGAATAGATATTACAACTAATAAAATAACAAAAGGAATGGCAGATTTTATCTTAGAGAAACAATTAAGAAATATTGGTAATGTATTAGAAAAGTTTATTAAAGTTAAAATATCACAACCACATTATGATGCACTCTTATATCATTTCTTTAATGAAGGAATTAGTACTATAGAAAATAGTTCGATTGTTGCACTTATAAATGCACAAGACTGGTACTCAATAACAGACGAAATTCAAAAGAATATAAAAGAGAACGGAAAAGTAAACGAAACACTAGCAAATCAAAAGATAAAAACTGCTAAATTGTTTAGTTTTGTTCCGGGATTTTAACGACTTGATATAACTTTATCTGCTAGACCAAATGCTACGGTTTGTTCAGCATCCAAGTAGTTATCACGTTCCATCGCCTCAGTCAATTCATCAAATGTCTTGCCAACCGTATTGTGAGTTACGTAAATTCCAGTTAATCTTTCTTTCATTTTCATAATCTCATCAACTTGAATCTTCATATCAGTTGCTTGTCCACCTGCACCACCACTTGGTTGATGTATCATTGTACGACTGTTTGGCAATACGTGTCGTTTTCCTTTAGCACCAGCCTGAGCAAGTAATGAACCCATTGAACATGCTTGACCCATCACTGTAGTTGCTACTGGACACTTAATAAACTGCATTGTGTCGTAAATTGCCATACCAGATGTCACTGCCCCACCCGGTGAATTGATGTAAAAGTGTATATCTTTGTCTTGATTTTCTGCTTCTAAGAATAATAACTGGGCACAAATCAAGTCTGCTTGGTAATCATTCACTTCACTAGTCAGAAATATGACTCTTTCCTTTAATAGACGAGAGAAAATGTCGTAACTACGTTCTCCATTAGTTGATTGGTCAACGACCATTGGTACTAGATTTGGCATGAATTGTTATCCTTTGATATAATTAATAGTATTATTTAGTACTATAATAACAGAATTGCATCCATTTGTCAATCTAAAACTACGAATATTAAGTGGAGATAAATACATGTGTAATAAACTACAGAGAAAACAAAGTTATGCCATTATTTACAGGTTTTAGTACCAAAAATGCAAATGCGATAAATCACGAGTTACAAGATAAAGACTTGGTGATTGAAGACCTTATGAATCATATCATGACCCGTAGAGGGGAACGTGTGATGTTGCCTACTTATGGGTCAATTATACACGAAATGATATTTGAGCCACTGACTGAAGAAACAACTGAGTTGATTGAAGAAGATTTAACAGACATTATAAATGATGACCCGAGATGCAGTTTTGTTAGCGTTGACATTACTGAATCAGACCATACAGTAAATGCTATATTACGACTTGAAATATTGCCATCAGGCGAACCAGTAGAGTTGAGTATAGACTTAGCAAGAGAATAAAAGAGAGAATATTATGAGCCAAGAACGTACAGATAATTTATTCGCAAGTGAGAGTTGGACAACAGTCTACACTGCTTTCACTAACGTTAGTCTTAAGGCATATGACTTTGACACAATTAGAGCGGCCCTACTAGACTATACAGCCCAGACTTATCCTGAGAAATTTAATGACTTCATAGCAAGTTCAGAATTCATAGCAATTTTAGATTTAGTTGCATATCTAGGACACAGTTTAGCATTTAGACTAGACATGAACACTAGAGAAAACTTTATGGATACTGCTGAACGTAGAGCAAGTATTCTTCAGATGGCTAAAACTTTAGGATATAATAAGACACGCCCAATTAACGCAAAGGGCTTTATGAAGATTTCAAGTGTCACAACTAACGAAGATGTATTAGACAACGAGGGTGTCAGTCTTGCTGGAAAAATTATCAATTGGAACGACAGTAATAATATAGACTGGTATGAAAACTTTATTAGTATCTTAAATTCTTCTTTCTCTGGAACTACCAAAATTCAAAATCCCACATCTAAACTAACAATCGCAGATGTAGAACATTCTTTGTATGAAATTAACGAAGACACAAGTTCAAAGAATATAACCTACCCATTTTCTTCTAATGTAAGTGGAAAATCTAGACAGTTTGAAGCAGTTCGTGTAAAGATTGATTCTGCAACTTCGAACATCTTTGAAGACGAACCAAATTTAAACAATAATTTTACAATTATAAATCGTAATGATAATCTCGGCTCTGCTAGTGATAGAACAGGGTTCTTTGTTTATGCATGTGCTGGACAATTAGGGTTTCAAGATGAAAACTATACTACGACAATTTCAAACAGAACACAATCGATTACAGATATTAATATATCAAACTCGGATGTATGGGTACAAAAACTAGATTCACAAAGAGCATATGTTTCAAGTGTAGTAAAAGCAGACAATGATACACGTGAAACTGCAATTTATAATGCTTTACGAACTGGCTCTGGAGACATTGTAAGTGTCAACTCAATAGAGAACAACCGAATTGAACTGCATTATCCTGATGGTGTGTTTGGTAATGCCGCAACTGGTGTATACAGAACGTGGTATAGAACAGTAGACAATGAAAACTTTACCGTAAACGCAGATGATATTACAAACGAAGTAATAACAATTCCATATACATCTAGTGACAACAGAACATATAGAATAACTTTAACACTAACAAGTACTAGAGATTTCAGTGAGAACTATTCGGGTGAAACTTATGCAAGTATACGCAGAACTGCTCCAAGAAGTTACTACTCACAAGATAGAATGGTCAACGCACAAGATTATAACGTATATCCATTATCTCTTGGAACTAATATTGTTAGAAAAGTCAAAGCAGTAAATACTTCTTTTGCAGGCAATTCTCGTTTTTACGAGATGGATGATGTTCTCGGACATCACTCAAACTTAAGTGTTACTGGTTCAGACGGCTCATTATTTGTTGAAAATGAAACAATAAAGATTCCATTAAGTTACAATAAACTACAAGGTAACAGTGACAACTTTATAAGAAACGAACTTACTAAAGCAATAAAACATCCAAGTTTTTTAAATTCCTTTTTCCACAAATATAGAGGACTTAGTAGTATTTTAGTTTCTATTGCAAAAAATTACACATATGATTCTAGCAATCATATGAAGATTTCAGCATCAACAGTAACAACAGTTATAAATGAAGGCGACATCTTTGAATTGTCTTCGTTGTCTGGAACTACATATGCAAAAGTCATTGCAGTCTCAGGAACTACTTATACCTTAGACAAAGCAATCAAAGAAAATGGAACCATTGTAAACGTAATTAGAGGACTAAGAACTAAATTTACAGAAGCAGAAGTAACATCAATAAAAACCAAGGTTAATAGTTCAGTCGAAGAAACATGTACAATAAAATATGCAATAAAAACAGGTGAAACAAATATATGGGAATGGCAATTACATACAGTAGCAGGCACTCCATCAGAATGTCACGTAGTGTTCAACTATAGTTCTGGTATTAGAGATAATGAATCAGAATATGTAGCAACATTCACAGGCAAAAAGATAGCATTTGAGAGTAGAGACCAAGTCAAGTTCTTCTATGGCAACACCACAGACGTAATTGATAATGAAACTAACTTATCAACAAGAGATGCAATATATCTAAACTATTTAACAACTGGTGGCTCTACAACTAGTGGATATGGTTCTACTGTGGGCGATGTTGTGACTATTGGACAAGCACCAATATCAAACTCAGCAGTATATAATACAACTGGTGCATCGTTTGATGCAATATTCCAATATACAGGAGCAAGAGAATCATACGAGTTTGCTAACAGTAATCCAGCAGTTTCAGGAACAACATACACTCATTCTTTGATATCACCAAATGGTATTGAATATCCATTAGCACCAAGTAATATAATTGCGCCAACGACAGCATCAGGTAAAATTATTGGTGATGCTACAGATTTAGGAAACGGCATAGACAAACTTCAACTAAGAATTGATGACTTATCAGTAATAACAGGATTATCCACAACTGTAGGGTTAGATAGTCCAGTTACAGCATCTTCGGAAACCAATACTTCTCTTTCAAATGTTACTATAAACTATGAAGGTGAACCAGGAGATATAAAAACTTTAGCAAACGCAGACAGTTCTTTTACAACCATCAGTACTAGTAATCTTAATTCTCTTGGCTTTAAAGGAAAAACATCTTTAAGTTATTTTAATGCGGCTTCAACGAGTAGCAATTTTGTTTTTAGAGACAACTCAGACAGTGCTGAACAAAATGATATGGTAATAACTTACCATGCGGGATTTGACGAATATACGTTTGTGTTGCCTTGGCAAACATCATTCCAAATCAACACACTTGATTCAGATATAGATTTCAAACAATATGCTTACGGAGAATTTTCAATAACAAGTGCAACAGCACTTACAACTAGCAATATACTACTTAGAACTGAAACTGGAGCATTTATTGATAATGACCATATCACAGTTACAAACACTTCGGGCACTACATATAAAGTTGTTTTCTGGACATATGCAGTTACGGTTGGCGCCCTAATTGACGTGTTTATTGGTTCGGCACCAACGTTGTCTGATATTGCAGATTACTCAGTGAGAGTCAAAGCATCATTTGATTTAGCAACACAAACAAATACAACAACAGCAACGTACAAATCTATGGCATCATATGTATATGATGATTACTTGACGGGTGCTGGCTATAAAGATAATACAAAAGTTAAACTATTCGCATCAAATACTGATGACCATCCATATAGTATATTCGATATTACTGCTAGTCAGAAGATTGTATTAGAAAGTTATACAAAAGATAACATAGCATACGAAAGAGCATCAAAGGTCGCAATAGCAGCCGCACAAGATTCGGGACCAACAGACCCAGATTCTTCAGTGCCATCGACTGCTACATTGTGGTTTAATACAACAAACAATACATGGTACAAACGTATCGGTGGTGTATGGAATCCATCGTTTACGTACACTAGTGCGGGTGGAAATGATATAGTATACAACACCATTACTTACTCAGTAAAAGAAGGAATAACTTTCGTTGAAGATAACTTTTCAAGTTTCAGATGGGAACATTATGCAGATGTAGACAAACGAATAGACCCTAGTACAAGTAACATTGTTGACATGTATGTATTAAGTTCAGACTACGTAAGAAACGTTGAGAAATGGATAGCAAACAACTTTACAACTACGGTGCCAGTTGCTCCTAATAATTTTGAATTATCAAAAATAATGAACACAATTGAGCCTAAGGCTGCCATTGCAGACCACGTGGCTTATATTCCAGTAGAGTTTAAATACTTGTTCGGTTCTTATGCTGAAAACGAGAATCAAGCAATATTCAAAGTTATTAAAAGATTAGGTGTAGGATATACTGACAGTGAAATAAAAACAGAAGTATCTAAAAAAGTAAACGAGTACTTCTCGATTGACAATTGGGATTTTGGTGCTACGTTCTACTTCTCAGAACTTGCGGCATACTTACATAAAGAATTAGGAGATTATATCTCAAGTGTAGTAATTACACCAAAATATGCTTCAAATGAATTTACAAACTTATTAAGCATCTCATGTGCCTTAAACGAAGTGTTCATGGCAGTAACAACATCAAACGATGTAAAAATAATAACACAATTAGCACAATCTGAATTAGTAGGCGAATAACATGGCAAAGAAGATTTATGACTTTTTACCAGGGCACCTGAAGAACAGCGAGTTAGAAACAATATTCGACACGACACTTGACCGCGCCTTTTCTTCTGGTAAGATGGAGAAAACAAAAGCGTTCGTTGGTAGAAAAGAAAAAGGAATATTCAAAAGTAGTGATATATATCTTTCTTTTCCATCTACATCATATGCAAGAGACAATTACGGTTTAGAACCAACATTCACAAACAGAGATGCATCTGATAGTGTATTCTATGATGACTTACTGAATGCGACTTATAATAAAGGTGCATTAACAAACGACCACAGACGATTATTTAATAGCACTCTAAACACTGTTGCTCTTCCAATAGACCTAGACAAGTTTGTCAACTACAGTATGTATTACTGGGTATCTCCTGGATTTGACGCTTCAATTCCTGGCTCAAACGATAAACATTATGTCACAATAGAATATAGTGTAGGTTCGTGGTGGAGTGGTAGCAACTCTTGGTATCATTACGATGATATCAAAGCATTGATTACAGATGCAAACTTTACAAAAATATCACAAGCACTAAGACCAATTATTGAATTCGATAAAGATATTGAGTTGAGTACTACATCAGTCGCAGTGTCAACTTCTGGAGAAATACCAACATTCAAATCATACGATTCAAGTAACGCATATGTAAAAGATATAAACATATTTCATTATGTAATTGGTGCTAATTATATAACAGACACAGAATTAGGATTTAAACCTAAACTAAAAGCAGGCGACTATCAAAGTGAATTTGTATTTAATATTGACTTAGATGAATCGTCAACATACAAATATAATACAGATTATAAAAAGTTGATGGTAACTTCAACATTTGACTACAGAAATCTAAGACAAGAAGTAGGTGATAAAATATCAGTTTCAGAAATCGAACTGCTTCAATCACCAAAGAACACAAATGGACAAAATCAAATAGATTTATATGTAAATGGCGATAAGCAAATAGGAAATCACGTATACAACAGCACTACAAAGAAAATCACATTAACCGAAGCAGTTTCTGGAAACATATATGTAGATTATTGTACTGATACTCCAGTAGTTTTTGATGGCGAAACCGTGTTTCAAAGACTTAATCCAGCACTAGAATATAATGTAGACAACACAACATATTATAATACAGAGATGACATATTCTCTTGTTTACGAACACTGTGTTCGTATAATTGAAACGGTCTTCGAATTAACAGGAAGTGCAAATGCGGCCAACAACTACAGAGCAACAGGAACAAACTCAGATAAACTAAGGTTTGCTGATAAAGGTAGTGTTCTTATTAGAAACTCAATAGATATTAAAGAGGCATACTTTGCATTAACACGAGAAGATTATAATCCAATTAAAGCAACTGAATTCTTATCAGGCGCATATAATGGTTACAAAAACAAATTTCTCACAACAGTTCAATCTATAATAGATTCAACTGCAAGTGGAAGCAAGACAGATTTACAGATACTAGAAGAAGCAATTACTACTATTTCTCTTGGAAAACATAAGAGTGTAAGTATTTTTAGAGACAGTATTATGGTGAACTTTGGCGAAGCAAACGCTCACTATCAAGCACTCGATGTTTCTGTTATTAATGGCGCAACTGAACAAGTTATGCCAACGTTTACTAACTCGATATTAAATGACAAAGATATAACTGTTATTTTAAATAATGTTATTCAGAGATTAAATGTAGATTATACATTATCTTCTGGTGCAACAGAAATAAACTTTACAACAGCAAGGTCAACAGGTGATGTAATAACTGTTAGACATTATAGTAGTATAAAAGAAACTTATGTACCGCCAAGTGCAACTTCATTATCAATTGCTCCAGCATACAAACCAGAATCAATTACAGACTCAAGATATAGTCCCTCAGTAGACTTTATTAGAGGCCACGATGGCTCATTAGTTCCAAAATATGGAACAAGAATTGATGACATACTTCTTGCATTTGAAACTTTAATATTCAATAACCTAACAGATAATACAGGTTCTAAATATAATATCATTGATAGTATGAATTATGGAATATACAATAGTGCTTCTAATGATTATACAAATGCTGAAAAGAAATATATTATGTATCCGTTCTTTAAGAAATGGATGATGCGTAATAACATTGACAATCTAAACAATGATGATTTTGATGCAACTGATTATAAGACTTGGAATTATCGTTCTAAGGACGAGAACTCAGCAGGTCATTGGAGAGGACAATTAATATATACATATGGCACAGATAGACCTCTACAAGAGCCATGGAAAGTGCTAAAATATTCACAAAAGCCCACGGGATTCGATACTTGGTATGGAAGTGCAAATTACACATCATCGACCTGGTGGAATCAACTTATAACACAAGAATCATTAACTATTCCTAATCCGGTTGACGGTTCAGGAAATCTAAAAATACCGAAAGATTTATTCTTTGGCGGGGCAATTGATTCATCAGAGATTGCATTGATGGACCAAGCATGGGAATTTGGAGACAATTCTCCAGTTGAACTTGCGTGGACTCGTAGTAGTGAATTTCTCTTTGCTGAATTTGTAGTAATGCTATTAACAAAACCATTTCAGGTTTTATACGATTATAGTACTGAAATGAAAAACATCATTCGCTACTCAAATAAAAACGATGGCATCGACACTGATGTAGTAATTGCAGATAAAGCCAATTATTCATTTAAGTTAGGTTCAAAACTAGGTGGCTTTGTTAACAACTTTAAATTACAAACAGAAAACAACTCATTATCAAATAGTAGATTTACTGATTTGCCAGCAGATAACTTTGATTTATTTGTTCATGCTGGTGTGCCAAATAGAAGTGAATTCTTTAGTGCTATTGTATTAGAAAAGGTATCACTAGATGCTAAACATCCAACATACTCTTTTGGAGATTTATCAACTTACATAAAGGGCGACATCGTTCTGAATTTAAATGATGGTAAATATTATAAAAGAAAAGTTTCATCACTAACAACAAAAGAGACATCCCCTCCTAGTGGAACGTTCTTTGACTATAGTGGGTGGACATTAGTATCACAACCCAAAACTAATAAGTTTGGTTTTAGAGTACATGGATATGATGAGATTAATCCTACATTCTATGCAATGGGATGGGACAAAGCAAGTGGAGAAAAAGCATTCTCAACATCAGGTGACAAACTTACACTACAACAGTGGCAACCTGGTGAATACTATAGAATGGATTCATATATATTATGGAATGATACTCCGTATGTTTGTCTTGCAAATCATACATCTACTTCAATTTTTGATGACAACATTAAAGACTGGAAGCCAGTAACAGAATGGCCTAGAGTTAATAAAGTTCAAGCAGTTGGATATAAAGAATTAGCAAACGACACAGTAAAGAATTATAACTACGGTGACATTTTAGAATCAGTAGACGATGTTGCTCATTTGATAATGGGTTATGAACATTATCTTAAATTAGTAGGATGGGAATTCACTGACACAAGTGAATTTGGTGATGTGATAGATTGGGAAAATCTATTATATAAGTTCCTAGAATGGCAATCAGAAATACACGAGATTGGTGATTTTATCACTCTTACTCCGCTATTAACAGGTGGCAGTTTTGATGCAAACTATGGCGTTGCAAGTGTGACTACTGAAACATTTAAAAACTATTATCGTGTAATAGATTCAGCAGGCAGACTTATACCAAATTCTGAACTTGAGTTTCGCACAGATGGTTCTAAGTTGATATTCAAAAGCACTGTTCCTATCTACGGAATGAAGATGGATATCAGAGATATTGAACATGCATTTGTCGTTGACAGAACTGATAGTTATGAAGATATCATATACGACCCACACACGCATACTAGAAATCTTAGAATGCAA